GCGCCGACTGAACCTAGAAAACACAAACGTCCCCGACTACTCGAATCGCGGACAATACGGCGGCGATGATATTCCCGCCTTTGAGGATTTACGGATGGACGGGCGTGAGGAACTTGGACTGGGACGCACTCGCCGTGAGAACTGGCAGGGCAAAAATGGCATGCAAGCCAGCGATGTTCCCGAACCGGATGAACCTGATCAACTGACCATTGAAATGCCACTTTCTTTCTTTACCGATGAAGTGATTTCTAATCTGGAAAAGCTGATTGCAAGCAAAGCAATCCTCATCAAAAAAGCGCTCGGTATTGATTCCCTTCCGATTGAGCGCACAGAAACAACGCTCCGGTTCCCATGGTTTGAGTTCAACCTTCAGCCGGCGGAGGTTTTTGCCTATTCCAGCTTTATCAGCGCACTCTGCACAGTAGCACAGAAACAGAACCGCGTGACCGCAAAGGAAAAGGAAACGGACAATGAGAAGTACGCTTTCCGCTGCTTTCTGCTCCGCCTCGGCTTCATCGGTAATGAGCATAAGGAAACGCGTCGGACTCTCCTTCGGAATCTGACCGGCAGCGCCGCGTTTCGCTCCGGTGCCAATTTGAACAAAGAGGAGGCGGCTAACGATGAGATTTCCGAGTAAAGAAATAGTTGAGCGTATCCGCCGCCAATATCCGGTTGGTTGCCGAGTGGAGCTTCTTCACATGGATGACGTGCAGGCTCCGCCCATCGGTAGCAAGGGCACTGTAACCGGTGTGGACGACACAGCAAGCGTGATGGTTAATTGGGATAACGGCAGCGGACTGAACGTGGTCTATGGAGAAGACCTTTGTCGGAGGTGCGACGATGACAGACCCATTTCATCTTGACCGGTGAGTCATAATATATACACTGTTTTGCTCGGATATGTAGAACTTAACTTCATACTGAGGACAGGGCCCCAAACGGCTCTGTTTCTTGTAATGACCAAGGAGAAGCCATATGGCAAAAATAAATCTAAACGAACAGGCAAATAAGATTCTTGAGGCTGCTCAGAAAAGTGGTGTAGAACAGAATTTCTTGTTCGTAACAACGTTTAAGCGCTATCAGGTACAACTAAAAATGCTGTCAGACCTTGAACGGGAGCTGAATGATACCGGGATTCTGGTCACAAAGGAATATGTGAAAGGCCGTCAGAACATCTACTCCCACCCAGCCATAAACGCGTATAACAAAACGGCCGACAGTGCCAACAGAACGGCGTCAACCCTGATGCGGATCATCACATCGCTGAAGGATGTGAGTATGAATGTCGAATGTGAGGATGATGAACTGTGAGATAAATAAGCATATTCAGCGTTACCTCCTGATGGTGGAAACCGGAGAAATCGAAGCCTGTAATGACCAGCATCTATTATGTGCATATATCCGCCGATGCTTTGAAAGCGAGGATATTTATACAGACGATGAGCAGTTGGAGAAATACTTAGGGCTAGCTAAATACTTTCCTTTTGACCGCCTCTTTGAATGGGAGGCGTTTTGTATTGCCCTTCACCTGTGCACCTATTGGCGAAAAACCGGGCAGCCCCGCTGGCCTGACCTGCTTCTGCTGATTGGCCGGGGTGCCGGCAAAGACGGATTTATTGCCATGGAATCCATGTGCCTCGTCTCCCCCTATCACCGCATACGGGCTTATGACGTGGACATCTGTGCTACCGCTGAGGATGTGGCGATGCGGCCTGTCAACGACATTCTGGAGGTGCTTGAAAACACCAGATACCGATCGAAGATGAAAAAGCATTTCGAATGGACCAAAGAGAAAGTGAGAGGGCTAAAGTACCGGGGAACCATCCGAGGCCGCACGAACAACCCGAAATCCAAAGACGGCATGCGCTCCGGGATCGTTGTGTTCAACGAAGTCCACCAGTATGAGAACTATAAGAACATCAAAGTGTTCATCACCGGGCTCGGGAAGAAAAAGCACCCCCGCAGATTGTACGCAACCACAAACGGAGACGTGCGTGAGGGGCCTCTAGACGATCTGCTGCGCCAAGCCGAGCAGATTTTAAACGGTGAGATTGGCGACAATGGCCTGCTGCCGTTCGTCTGCCGCCTGGATGAAAAAGAAGAGGCCAACGATCCAGCTAAGTGGGTTAAAGCAAACCCTTCTCTTCTGTATCTTCCTGACCTACGCGAAACCATTGGCAAGGAATACATCGACTGGAAAAACAATCCCGTCGCCAATGCGGATTTTATGACTAAGCGCATGAACCGGCCGCAGAGCGATACAGAGATCGTAGTCACGGATTGGGAGAACATCGCGGCGACAAGCCGGGAGTTGCCGGATTTGACCGGCTGGGGTTGCACCTGCGGGATCGACTATGCCAGCGTCTCGGACTTCGCCTCTGTTAACCTACACTTCCGGAAAGGTGATTTTCGCTATGATATCAATCACTCTTGGCTGTGCTTGCAGTCTAAGGACTTGTGGAGGCTGACGGTACCCTGGCGGGAATGGGCTGAGGCCGGATATATCACCCTGGTCGATGATGTGGAGATCCATCCGGATTTGCTTTGTGACTGGATAATGGAACATGCCAAGAAGTACCAGATTAAGAAACTGGCCCTAGACCATCACAGATATGCCCTTGTTTCGAAGAGTCTCAAAAAGATTGGCTTTGACGCGATGGACTACAAAAATGTCAAGCTCATTAGACCATCGGACATCATGATCGTCCAGCCTGTGATGGATAGTATATTTAACAATCATAATTTTATCTGGGGAGATTATCCCGTTTTGCGCTGGGCGACGAACAATACAAAGCTGGTCCGCTCCAGTCGCACCGCCGGATCGGATACCGGAAACTTCTACTACGCAAAAATTGAGGCAAAGAGCCGAAAGACAGACCCGTTTATGGCACTTGTCCATTCGGTCTCGATTGAGGACGAGCTGGGTACCGGCGAGGCAACCTTTGATGATCTGCCCGTAATCGTCTGCTGATAGGAGGTGATTAATATTGGATTCATAACATGGCTGAAATCTCTATTCGGAAGCGACCCTATTCCGCTGTCCGGAGCCGATCTGTCCGTCTACGCTGAAGAATACGCCGCTACAGTCGGCGATATCTACTTTCGTGAAATGGCATTCTGGTCGGCGACAAACCTGATCGCGAATGCCGTTTCCAAGTGTGAGTTCAAAACCTATATTGACGGGAAGGAAAAGAAAAGCCGTGAATATTACCTTTGGAATATCGAGCCAAACCGAAACCAAAACTCAAGTGCCTTTATCCATAAGTGGATTTCTCAGCTGTGCCGGAAGAACGAGGCGCTTATCATTGAACAAAATGAGCAGCTCTTAGTGGCGGACAGCTTTATACGAACTCCGTACGCCCTCTATGACGATCTGTTTACGCAGGTTACCGTAGGGGATTTTGTTTTTAACCGCTCCTTCAATCAGTCCGAGGTTCTGTATTTCAAGCTCTCAGAATGCGATATGCGCAAGGTGACCAACGCGCTGTACGGGAGCTACTCCAAGCTGATCGAATACAGCATAAAAGCCTACCAGCGCAGCCGGGGCACGAAGGTGAAGTTCAAATATGATACGCTGCCCGTCGCGGGCACCGAGGAGCGACGTCTTTTCGATATGCTTGTTAACGAGAAAATCGCGAAATGGCTGACTGGAGATAATGCGGCTCTTCCCTTGGGCAGAGGTCAGGACGTCGAAGAACTAACACATAAAACCTACTCGTCAGAGAGCACGCGGGACATCCGGGCGCAGGTCGACGATATTTCAGACTTCACGGCTAAAGCGTTCGGCATACCGCCGGCACTGCTGCGCGGAGATGTCCAGGGCACAAAGGACGCTCTGGATAACTTTCTGACCTTCTGCATCGACCCACTGACGGATATGTTGTCCGAGGAAATTAACCGGAAACGGAACGGATACGGTGGGTTTTTAACCGGGAACTACCTGAAGATCGACACGAAGCAGGTCCGGCATGTGGATGTACTATCAGTCAGCACCGCTATCGATAAGTTGATCGGCTCCGGCGCCTTCTGCGTCAACGATATCCGCGAGCTCTGCGGCGAGCCGGTCATTGACGAACCCTGGGCCTGGGAGCACTACATTACGAAAAACTATATGCCATTTGAAGAGGCGCTGGCCTCGCCGAACGGAGGTGACACATGAAAAAGTATTATTCATTAGAAACGAATAGCAGCGAGGCGGACATCTATATTTTCGGAGACATTACCTCCTGGGAGTACTTTGAGAATGATGTATCCAGTTATACTTTGTCCAAAGAGCTGCAGATGTTGGATGTGGATCGGATCAACGTCCACATCAATTCCTACGGTGGAGAGGTAGCGGAAGGACTCGCCATCTACAACATGCTTCGCAACCACAAGGCAAAGGTCAGGACGGTCTGCGATGGCTTTGCATGCTCCATCGCATCGGTCATATTTATGGCCGGCGACGAACGTATCATGAACAGCGCTTCCCTGCTGTTTATCCACAATGCGTGGACCATGGCGGTCGGGAACGCCCAGCAGCTTCGAAAAGAAGCGGACGACCTTGATGTAATATCCCAGGGAGCCTTTGCCGCGTATATGGCTTTAGCCAATATTCCGGAAGAAACCCTTCGGGAAATGCTGGGTGCGGAGACATGGATTCTTCCCGAAGATGCCCTTGAGATGGGCTTCGCGACCGCGATAATCGGCGCGGCACAAAGCAATAAGGCAGCGGCAAGCGCTCACAAGGCGCTTTTTTCTTTAGTTAAAAACGCGGTGCAAATGGCGCCTGCCGAGGAACCTAAGCCGGACAATCCCGCAGCAGAAGCGCTGTCCGAAGTTGAAGACCCACCGCTTGTGGAGCCCAGGTCAGATCCCGAGCCTGAACCAGTTCCCCAGGAAAACAAAACCCTTAAATATTTGAATGCCCTCATGGGCGGAAAGGACTAATCCTATGAAAAATCTGGATACCATGCAGAAGGAAAAGACAGAGATTCTTCAGCGCATCAACGCCGCTGTGAAGGACGGCGACGAGGAGGCGTTTTCTCAGGCATTTACCGCTTTCACTGATCTCTTGCAGGAGGCAGTCATGGCTGAGGCAAAAGGTCTGGTACAGGCCGCGGACAATCATGTGCTTGCCGGCCGCGGTGCCCGTGCCCTGACCAGCAAAGAAACGGAATATTACAGTGAGCTGATCGGCGCAATGAAAGCGTCCAATCCCAAGCAGGCTCTTGCGGACTTCAACGTTGTTCTTCCGGAAACTGTGATTGACGCGGTTTTCGAA